AGTCTTGTGGAATTGAAACCGCCTCATCTTGGTGATTTGCACCAAGGAATATGCCTCCACCTTTGCCGGGATTTGAAAGAAAATCTAGGAACATTCCTCTGGCATTTAGTAAACCACTTTTGTAGTCGGGTTTATTTTTCAAAACCCAATTTCTAAACCATGCTACCCCTTCATCTGAAAAGCTTGCTATTGAAAAACTGCCGTCGTTGAAATTTACCCTGTAATATCCTTTTGTTAAATCTTTCATGTTGAAAACCTCCTATAAATTTTTATTTTTTATTTGTCGTTGATAATTAGTAAATTATCATATACTTATTATATACTATTACATCTATGCTGTCAATAGATATTTAAAAAGTTTTTACTTTAAAAATAGACAAAAAAATACCCTTAACTTTAGTTAAAAAGTCAAGGGTAACAGAAAGGAATAGGAGGTATATAATGAATAAAAACCGTGCCCACGTCTCGCACGTGGAAATGCTCTTAGGTGTTACTGCATCATGTGCAGATTTAATCAATGCTGCACGGTTAAATTTTAAAAGGAGATTAATCTTTTGGATAATTATTAATCTAATATTATTATACTATATCTTTTGCGTTTTGTCAAATAAAAAAGACCGCCTGAGCAGTCTTTTAAAAAATTATATTAGTTCCTCAAGTTTCATATTTAACGCTTTACTAATAAGCATTAAATTTTTTGTTCCCGGTTTTCTTCTCCCCTGCTCCCAAAATTGCAGGGTCTTTTTTTTGATTTTGGTTTTTTCTGCAAACTCGGATTGGCTCAACCCGAGTTCTTTTCTGATTTTTTTTATTTTATGCATTTAGTTTCCTTTCTACCATGGCTTTAACCTCTGCCATGGTTACGTTTGGGTCTGATACATTGCCACAGTTGAGGACATCTTTATCCACATACTCAGTCCATGAGTTTTGCCCAATGGAGCAATGTAAATCACTCCATACTTTGCCTGTGGTTTTATCTACATTAATTTGTAGATATAAGTTGTTTCTACCTAAGTTGTTTCTTGCCTCTGTAACCACGTTTTTGATACCTTTTAATTTAATCATAATATACTCCTCTTCTGTGTTTAGAGTTTAACACCTCTCTTTATTTATTTTTTAATTGCTTTACCTTATGTATTGACTTAGTACTACATTCGTAGTACTAAGTCAATACATTTTCAAAAAGATTTAATTAAAATAACACACAAACATTTATAATAATTATTGTGCAATATAAACAAAAAAGACTAGCAATTAAGCTAGTCTAAATTTACGGTATTTGATTTTTTTCGAGCAGTTGCAACCTTGTTTTTAGATTTTCAATCTCTGTTTTGCTTGCACACTGTGCAAATAAGTCCTTCATCGTTCCTTCGAGGCGGCTTATCGACAGTTGCAGGTCTTTTATATCCCTTTGCTGATTGACTTTACAAGATACATCATCTGCAGTGTTTTTCTTAAAAGCTCCTAATCGGCCAATTAAAAAGCTACATATAGTCATTAATGTTGCAATGACTCCAAGATACTCTATCTTCATTTTTTACCACCTCGCACAAATATAGTTGCTATTGTTTGTATTTTTATTTTTAACTGCTGTATAATAAATTTTAATTTATCTATCGCTGACATCTGTAACCACCTCACTTTTAGACTCTGACACATTACGTATATCCATCGTCGCAGGCGTTAATATAAGCATCCCTGCTATTATCAACGTCGTTATTGCTATGATTATAAATTTAATTATATCTACTTTGTTTTTTTGGTCCGTTTTATATCTCTCATTTTCTATTGTTTTTTGATAAACTTCTAGTAAGCTTTTTATGCTCTCTAGTGTCTCAATTGCAACTTTTGACTCATGTTGTTCCAAGTTTGTCACCCCTCAATCAGATAATACCAATCATCCCCTCCAAGATAAGTGTAATTATTCCGTTTTGCTGTTCCTAAGTTTTTAGCTCTTTGAAACTGCTCTATGCCCATCATCGTTTGAGGCCCTGCAAGTCCGTCAACATATCCCACATTATATCCTTTACTTGCTAAATACTCTTGAGTCCATTTTGTTAACGCTCCGCTATCATTTATCTCAATAGTGTATTTACGTAACGCATTTAATGTGTTTATTCCAAAAAGTCCGTCTTCGGCAAGTGTAAAACCTTTGCTGTTTAATATCTGTTGTAACTCTTTTACTTTGTCACTATAGATGTATTTAAAGTTATATGTGTTTGTTTGTGCTGCAGCTGTTGTATTATTTGCAACAACTTGATTTGTTTCAGTTTTTGGTGCTTGAAACTGGCTATTAACAACTAAACCGCACCTATTTGGTATGCCCAAGATATCGGCAACGTTTAAAGATACATTATCCCTATTCCAACCACCTTGACGTACCTCTAAATGTAGATGTATGCCTTTTGATGCTCCTGTGTTGCCCTCAACTCCGACCGCCTCGCCTTGATTAACTCTACCGTTTACACCAATTGTAACTTTTGACATGTGACCGTAAATCCAGTATCGATTTAAATCGTCTCTGATAACCACGCAATATCCGTATCCGCCGTTATCCCACCCAGCATGTACACATTGACCTGGCACTACACATATAATAGTCAAGTCTCCAACACCCCACGCTGCTGATAAATCTATGCCCCTATGTCCGTTGTATCCGTATTGCTGTGTTACTGTAAAATTTTGTTTATACGGTGCTATCATTTTTATCACTTTCCTTTTTTAATAAAATATTTTTTAGTTTAACAAGTGCTTGACTAGCGTAAAACACACTAGTCGAGCCAAATAAGATTGCTATGCTTTTATTTGTTATATCTATATTAACACTTAAGTTTAACTTTGTCAAAATATTTGGTATCAAGTAAGATGCAACAGACAAACAAGTCAATCCAATTACAAAACTTAACAATTTTAACCCCATATTTTTTAGTTTTGTTTTTGATATTTTTTGTGATAAAATTTTTGTGTTATAAAACAAACTAAAGCTAAAATTTGAAATATAGCACAAAACAAAAACTAGGATTGATATTAGTAAAATATACATTTAATCACCTACTTTAAGTTATATTTTTTGTCAAATCTATAAACTGTTTTTTATAAATTGTTGGGTATTGGTAACTGTAATACCAAATAGTATTGTTTAAATCCACGCACAGACTGTGTACATTACCGCTAGAAACAGGGAAAATTTCTAAATATTTTATATAATTTAAATTATAATCATAAATGTGTATCCTTCCATAACTGTCAGCTATGGCTATACCTGTATTTTTAATATTAAAAATTGCTCGGATTTGTGACGTGCCAAAGCTAGCAAAGGTTTCCGATAACAGTGTATTGTCTAAAAGACTATATTTCGCTAATATCCCTGCATCATTACAAGCAAAAACGTTATCATCTACATTTACCGACATCCTCCAATTACTTTGTGATAATGTAGTTTTTGGAAATAATTGTATAATAGATAAATCAGTATAACTTAATAGTGCTACTTTTTGCAAATCGTCATTGTTAGTTGTTGCGTTTCTACCACCAACAATTATCCCATTATCTGTTAGAGTTATCCCAGTAGGAGTGTTAAAATAAGTCTCTCCTACTGTAGATAGTGTTGTAGTGTCCCATTTACGTATTCTATGACTTGGAGTATCTACAATTCCTGCACACGCTGCGTAAACAAAACCATCTTTATATTTCATCGACAAAAACGCTGGTGAGGCATTAGTATATAATAAATACTCATCTACATATGCTAGAGTGCATCTATTATATCTTTGTATATATATAGACTTAGCAGTTCCCTTGATAGCACCTATGTAAATATATGTATCGTCATAAGTAAATGCTGTGCTCGCTTGGTTACCTCCTGTGTTAATTGTAGTTAATAAAACATCACTCTGATAATCTCTAACTTCGATGATTCCCGGATTAGCAGATGTTGCAAAACAAAATATTCTTCCATTAACTATTTCAAAATTAAAAATACTCGATGCCGACGTTAAATTTATTGTCGATAAATCTTTCAGTACAAAAGTTGAACGTTTTTGATTTTCGAAAGTTACCATTTTTTCACTACCTCCAATAATAAGTTTAAATTAACAGAAGGTTTATAATCGAAGCACGTTATTTTTAACACGTTTGTAGCTGATATTTCACCCTTGCTAAAGTAAGAATACGCTTCTTGTTCTTGTCTAGCAATGTTAATATCACTAGATAATACAAGAGACACTTTTACATCGTGTGTCGTGCTAGTGATTTGTTCACCTGCTATTGTTATAGGTACAGTGACTTCGAATGGTCCAGTACCAGTCCATTCTGTGGATAATATAGTCACTGGTAATTCACCTATTATAGACTTTGATGTATTATTTAAAATAGTTCTTTGTATATCAGACACAAATCTTTTATCTGCACTATCAGTAATGTTAGCAGTAGTTGTTGTATCTACATTAACCACATTATCTAATCCTACTTGCGATTTAGTGACACCATGCGGGTTGCTAGTGTTAGTAGTATGTGCTGTCAAATCTAAATCATCAGCTTTAAGATTTAAAGCTGTTTGAGTCAAAGCCGAAATAGGTTTGTCAAGATCGGATGTATTATCAACATTTGATAATCCGATTTGTGTTTTTGTAACGTCATGCGGATTATTAGTATCTAATTCGTGACTTGATAATGCCGCATCTATCTTGTCCATATTTTCAGTTATTACGTCCATGGAAAAATTGTCGTTTTTATCTTCCTGTTTACCTAAATTGTAATTTGGTGTAAATGTTGTTGCCATTTTTAAATCCCCTCCTCAAGTTCTTTGATTGTAAATGTTTGCATGTAATTAATTGTCATTTTTTCTATGTTTAATATGATTGGTGGCACTGGTCTGTTATCGTCTATAAGCTTTTTTGTTGCCTCGTCTATAACCATGTTTGGATAGCTGTAAGGTCTTGTAAACACGGAACGGCTATCTCCGAGGTCAATTGATACGGTTGTGTCGTTAACTACATCATATACTTTTTTGATTATAATTTGTGTAGTCTCAATGCCTAATTCCTCGCTATAAATTTTTCCTGAACTTCCAACATTCATGTTCATTAATTGGGAAAACTGTTTATAGCTCTCTGCTTTTTGTAAGTCTAAAAAGTTGACTGTATATCTAACTTTTGGTAAATGGTCCTCAAAAAATGCACGTACATCTTGCTCTAGTCTTGAAACGTATTTGTAACTAAAGCTTAGTTTTATCGGTCTATGATGATGTAAGACGCGTGACCCTGTTTGGGATGTGTAAAATATGCTAAACATAGTACCTGCACCATCCCACCCCTCGACATAACTATAAAAATCAGTATAGTCTATCTCCTCGTTGACATCTAACATGTTAACACCATGGGTGATGTTAAATGCGTTTTGCTGTGTCCCGGGCTTAATCATATTAAAAGTGATATTAAAATTATCTCTATGCCAGTGTATTGCTGTATCGACCTGCCCACTTATCCAGTTGCGTAACCAGTCATACACGTACGTAAATGTTTGCAACGAGCAATCTACAAAAGTTGTGCGGTATATCATTTTTAAATCAATATCGCTTGATATTGTGAAACTGTAAGGTGTTAGATTATTTATAACGTTGTTTGTGAACTTGAAATTATCGTGTATATAATTACACATATACTCAAAACTTGGTAATATATCAGTAGTCTGTCTTGTATCAACGTGTATCTCGTCATTTAAATCAAAAGTAATATGTCTACAGTATACTGTCCTTGATTGCATAGATGTTACTTTTTTATAGATTCTAAATAGTTGTCCGTTGCATTTTACAATATTGTTTTCAAGTAGATATCGCCATTTCCCCAAACTATCAATATAGCACTCTAACTCTAAATCATAAATTCCGTCTAATTCTTCTGTAATTATCGCTCTTATTGGCTCTAATATTGCCAATCCGTTATTGTTAAAATCATCTTGAGCTGTAGCAATATCATGTACTGTTATGTAATCGCCTTGCACATATTCAAAAAATTGTACAGGCGGTGTTAATAATTGCAAATACGGTAAACCGCCATTTGTATAACCATCTACCACAAACCCCCAGCGGTTAATTGGCTCTTGCATTTCAAATTTTTCCGTGCTTGGTGTCTCACTAAATTGCACATTCCCACCATCTTCCCATAAAAAAGGTAGGCCATTTTTTATGTAAAAATCATACAATTATATCACTCCTTAACCGCAACGTCAAAACCTAGGCTTTGCAAATAATCAACTGATTTTGCCTGTAACTCAGTTACTCCGTATGTCCTTTTTTGCTCATTGCTATACCAGGTCACTACAACATCGTTCTTTTTTAGCCATTCTCCAACTACAAAATTTGCTGGCGGCCAGTAACCAAAAACAGGGGGACATGCAAAATTTAGACTACCAAAAGTTGTTCCGCTAGTTAATTTAAAATTACATTTAATTCCAATGTAACATTGAGTATAATATGCAGCATCGCCATAAGCAGAGTATGCTGTGTTTCTTTCGTTTGCAAAAAAATAAAATCTAATGTTAGGTGGCAGGTTGACGATTGCATTCCCGGTTACATATATTTTTGTACCATGATTTAACAGCCTTAAAAAATGTGTATAAAAGGAGAATTTCCCAGAAAATGTTTCCAATTTTGTTGCTGATAGCGTAAAATCACCGTTGGTATTAATGTGACATCTGTTAAAATATTTATTTGACCAAAAAATAGCTTCTATAGTTCCAAAAATTTTTAATTTAAAATCACAACTATCAACTGTAGTGTTTATCACTCCTAACAATCCACAGCCAAACGTGCTCCCATTCCATTTTATACTAAAACTACTGTTTAAAATAGTTAAGTTGCTCATTGTTGTGTAACTTGTGACATGGCCGAATACGTGTTTATTGCAAGTAATATTTTCAAAATTTGCATTTATAATCTCTGAATTTATGCAATTGTATTTAAAAACATCATGTTCTAAAGCTGTTGTAATGTTCCTAAGTTTTTTATTATTAAAATCTAACTGCAAACATGCAATTGTGCATTCCGTCCATTCTTTTTCCCATTCCGTATCTATTACATCTAAATCTTGAGTAACTTTATAATATGCAGCTGCGTTTGTCACTTCTGTTCTTAATTCTGCTAAATTTGTAATCAAATAAGGGTCTAACTCTGTACCTGTTCCCTGCAAAGCCATTAAAACCACCTCTCATTTTTTAAGATTTCAATTTGCGATACTCCTGTTGTTTGAACTAAATTATTTCCGATATTTAAAAAAGGCAATAAACCATTTGTTTTTGTTAACAAGCTTGTATTGTCATCATAATTATACACTATCATTAACTCTGTGTCTATCATGATTTTTGTGCCAATTGCGACATTGCTAAAAGTAAGCGGTTTTGTTGTTCGATTAACTCTTAATTGTCCGCTCTCTGCTGATGTTGTAAGTAGATATTGTGGTCTGCTATATTTTTTACCTGTATTTTCAATTTGAAAATTATTGGAAGTTGAAGTAACAACAAAATTATCTACAATGTAACGAAAAGGCATACACTCAAACGTTACCGTTACCATGCGTAAAGTCTCGCTAAGTCGCTCTGTTTGTGCCTTTTCACACGCTACTACTTTGTAATATTTAGTCGTGTCGTCGCCGTCGATTAAGTTTCCTGTATCTTGCAACCAGTTATAAATATCGTCAAGGTCTGTGTCGTTGCATTTACCCACATATGTTAAAAAGTAACTCTCATAATTATCATTAAGTTTGATTGCAGGACTATCTCGATTTGGTATCACTATGCTTTGATATTGTCTGCGTGCCTTTTGCGGTGGTGTTTTGCTGATTAACTTAAAATTATAAGTTGCGGCATCAATATTATTATAACTAAAATCCATTTAATTTCTCCCTCCTGCCATTTTATTTCTCATTTCTAAGTTTTTCAAATTTTCATCTATTTTGTTTATGTCCATATCATCGCGGACATAATTAGTCATGTAAACTGTGATATTGCTGCTGTTGTTAGTTGTATTTGCTCCGTTTGCAATGTCAAATAAGCGTTTTTGTTGACTTGCTGTTAATACCATCTCGCTATCCATTGCGTTGATTAACCCCTCTTGTTTGCCAGAAAAGTCAATTATACCACCAGTGTGAAAAGTTGGGATATCTATATAACCTAGCTTTGGTATTGCATCTATTCCAAACACTGCTGTGTTGTCGTTTATTTTAGCAATCATAGAGTTTATGCCGT